ATATTATATATTATATTTATATATACTCACTACGTTCGTATATAATAATATAATATATAATATAAGGCAGAATGGACAAATTGGCAAAATGTACACTCAGGGAGGGCATACCTTTAGACGTTCCCCTCTCTTAAAAAAATAGCTTATAGCTTGTGAAAAAGTTCACTAATTATGATAAAGTCAATCTTGCAGTTTAATCCTTTGAAAATTGAGAATAACTCTCTTTTAGACATAAAATATGCATATAAAACTCATTTTTTGGGTAATATTTTTATTTTTGTGCAAGTGAGGGGTGAAGGAATAAAAATAAAACCCCTGTATGAGCCGTAGGAAGCCCTCTGAGGGGTGTCTAACCATTTTTAGGTATATTTATACTCGTGGAGGAAAAAATACTCTCAGAACGGCTTCTACGAGGTCAAAATATATTTTTCAATTTCTGTCAAAATTTTTCAGAAAAGGTGTTGACATATGTTTTATGGTGTGTTATAATAAATGTGTACCGTGAAGAGCGGGAATAAACAATCTTTGTGGAACGCAGTATAAACGCCACATCGAATCCTAAAGCCCTTGATGCGGACAGGACTATGCTTGAAGTGACTGGCCAGCACTAAAACGCATCTTAGAAGCAAGGTCGTCAAGGAAAAGACGAAAAAACCAATTATTATGCGGCATTGGCGTAATTATCGGCAGGCGCAGGAGACTCAAAATCTCCCGGTAGAAATACCATATCGGTTCAAGTCCGATATGCCGCACCAATTAGAAATAATAAAGCAATTTGCTTTTTGGAGATATATAATGCTATTTAATTTTATTTTAATATTTGGGATTGTTTTGATTTGTTTTGGTATTCATAACATAAAGTATTTATAATATAATTTTAATTTAGATACATACAGCAATCAATAATAAATAATAATATGGGATAATTATTTTGTATCTAGGAAGGATTAAAAAAGATGAATTTTATTGAAAATCTTGAAAACAATGTAAAGACAACAACAGAAAATGGTGCAGTAGCTTACGCTACAACAGGCAGTAAACTTTTAGATTTTTTCTATAAAGTTTCATCATTTAGAAAAAATCCAGTAGATTATTTACTTTTTGATGAAGCATATTATCAAGATAAAGCTATGACATTAAGATTCCTTCTCTTTTTGAGAGATGTTAGAGAAGGAATTGGTGAGAGAGATACTTTTAGAAAGCTGATGTTGCATCTTACAGAAATTGATGCACAAATTGCTGACAAATTTCTTTATATTGTTAACCTGTCTGAATATGGCAGGTGGGATGACTATATTTATCTTTTTGCAAATACAAAAGATGAGAGCTTAAAAAGATATATTGCAGCAATTTTGCAAAAAACACTCGATGATGACTTATATAATTATTCCAATGGAAAGTCATACAGTCTTTTAGCAAAATGGATGCCTAGCATTAACACATCTTCAAAGAAAACAGTAGCAGTTGGAAATGAACTTAGAAAATATTTTAGAATGTCTCCTTCACAGTATAGAAAAACACTTTCTAAGCTAAGAAAAGGACTAGATGTTTTAGAGGTAAAGCTAAGTTCAAATAAGTGGGATAAGGTAGATTATTCTCATGTACCTTCTTTAGCAAATATCAAGTATAAGGATTCTTTTATTAAACATGATTTTGATAGAAGAACAAAGTACCTTAATGACGTATCTTGTGGTAAAAAGAAGATAAATGCAAATTCAATGTTCTTGTATGATATAATTCATGCATACGAGAAAGATGCTGATTCAAACGGCCATTATGTACCTCCTGTTGATGACACGTTAGAGAATCTTTGGGCATCTCAAAAGAAATCAAAAACATTTGCTGATACACTTGTTGTTAGAGATGGAAGTGGTTCTATGACATTACGTGTATCAAAGAATGTTTCGGCAATGGAAATTGGGGATTCAATAGCTCTGTATTGTGCAAAAAATAATACAGGTGTATTCAAAGATAAAATCATGGCATTTTCTAATAACCCAAAGATGATTACAGTAAATTGCAATACATTGAGGGACAATATAGAAAAGCTAATGAAAAATACAGATTGTAGCACAACTAATGTTGAATCTGTATTTGACCTTATTTTGAAAACAGCAAAGAAGTGCAATGCAAAACAAGCAGATATGCCAAAGAATGTTCTTATCATCTCTGATATGCAGTTTAATGCTGCTATGTGTGATGAAGATGTATTTGGATTCCCATTATACAATCAAAATATACAAGAAGATGATACACTATTTGAGAATATTGAGAAGAAGTACAACGCTTGTGGATATGAACTTCCTAAACTCATTTTTTGGAATGTCTCTTGTTATAATGATGGTACAGTTCCAATTCAAAGTTCAAGAAATGGCGTAATTCTTTTGAGTGGATTTAGTAAAGAGCTTGTAGATATGGTTTGTTGTAGTGACCTCGACCCCTATAAAGCCCTTTGCAAACAGCTGAATAAGCCCCGCTATAACGTCGTTGAAGAAATTTTCAAATACTGTTGACATTGCGGCTAATATGTGCTAGAATAAGTACATACCGTTTGGGAGAGCATAATTTCAAGTTTGGGGAATAAAAAATAAGGTATTGACACAAGGCTTAACCTGTGGTATAATAAATATGTAAGCTAAATAAAGCATAGACGCAAACAGCAACTAAACATATGAAACTATGAATAAAAATAATGATAATATATTTATTGGCGTCTAGGATATCTTGCGTGAGTAGACTTAGGGACTAACATTAAATAAGGGTGTGTTAGGTGGTTTCAAGTTTTCCACTCTGTTCGGAGGGGATACAGGAAAAAACTTGTAATAATGGGTTTATAGTATAACGGATAATACATGGGACTTCTAATCCCACAATCTAAGTTCGATTCTTAGTAAGCCCACCATAATATAGTGAGGTAGCACAGTCGGTTAGTGCAGTGGTCTTAAATCTTATCACCTAATATGAGGTGATAACTTTGTACAAACAAATAGTAAATTTCCCTTTATATTTTATCAATGATTCTGGTACATCAGTATTAAAGCTGTGTAATCAGGATTTGTATAAAAAAATTGGTACTTCAATTTATAGACGAAAGCATAAAAATGCTAACTATACTATTAAGTTAGACGGTACTAAATATATTGAATTAGACGGTCTTATTTATAGAAGGTTGAAGTTAGCAACAAATCAATTTGGATATAAATTTGTTAGGTTGCCAGATATAAATGGAAAACATACGTTATACATACACAGACTTGTGTATAGGACATTTGTTGATGTTATCCCATCTAATATGGAAATAAATCATATAGACCATAATAAAAGCAACAATAGCATATCTAACTTAGAGCTTGTTTCTCATTCAGAAAATGTAGAAAAATCAATTCTTTATTATGGGAATAAGCTAAGACCTAGATGTAAATGTTGTGGAAAGAAGCTAGAGTACACTACTAAATCTGTTTATTGTTCTAAATGCAGTAAGAAACTTGGTAAACGACAGAAGAGGTTTAACCAAAGGAAGTTCATTCATCCTACAAAAGATGAGTTGTGGAAATTGATTAAATCTATGCCAATGACAAGTATCGGAAAGATTTATGGTGTAACAGATAATGCAATTAGAAAATTAGCTAAGTCATATGATTTACCTTTTAGGAAGAGGGATATTGAGCGACAGAAAGAGAATGAAAATCTTCTGTTGGATTCACACCATATCGGTGAACGCTAAGTGGTAACATAAGCCAACACCGAGGGAACTTACTTATTAAAGTAAAACTCCGTAGAGACTAGATGTGTGACACCTGCAACGGTGAAGGTATAGTCCAGACCACAAACATTTATGAGATGGTAATGAAAATTATAGTGGTAAGATAAACCAAAGGTCGGCGGTTCAAGTCCGCCCCTCACTACCATAGCGGAATAGTTTAATAGAAGAATACCTGTTTCATAGGCAGGAGATGAAAGTGCAACTCTTTCTTCCGCATCCAATGCGAATATAGTTCAATGGTAGAACATATCCCCTCCAAGGATAATATGTCAGTTCGATTCTGATTATTCGCTCCATCATGCAATCAATATGGTAATGCATAAAGATTGCTAATAATTATGTTTCCATTTTCAGTCTCCTTGTGCAAATAGCTACTGGTAGTCACAGTAGCTATTTTGTTGTATATGCTTCTTGATTTTTTATTAAAAATATGTTATAATAATTATGTAATGTAGGCAGACTATTTAGATAAAGGAGACTTTTCAAATGGCAAAGAAAAAAGAAGAACAACGTATTGTTAATTCTTTTGAAGAAAATAAAGAATTAAGAGAAAAAATATATGATGATATTTTTGGTGACTCAGATTTAACTGATAAACAAAAAGATTTTGTTATGCTATATCTTTCTAATTCAAATCCTACAATCTCTTATTTTAGTGCTTTTAATGTAAAAAATAAGAAAACAGCAGGTGTTTTAGGAAACATGGAAATAAAAAAGCCTAAAATACAAGCGGCACTAAAAAGAGCAAAGAAGTTAATGGCATATACACTAGATATAGACCCACTAGAATATGTAGAATATAATCTAAAAATAGCAAAAGCAGACATAGGAGATTATATGTCATTCTATACAGAAGAAGTGCCAGAAACGGATGTAGATGGTAGCCCTGTTTTAGATGAAAACGGAAATCAGAAATTTAAGAAAATAAGTAGACTTAAATTTAAGAATAGTGATGAGTGTGATACAAGTCTTTTGTCAGAAGTTTCACAAGGTAGAGATGGAATAAAATTATCACTTCCAAATAAATATAAAGCATGGGAAAATCTAAAGAATTATTTTGATTGGGGTACAAAGAAAGATTCTGAAGCTGATTCAAATAGCCTTATTGACGCTATAAGTAAATCAACAAAGAAGTTATATGATAACCAAAAAGAAGAAAATAATGATTCAAATGATGATTGGAAAGAAGCTACAAAAGACTATTGATAAATAAGGGAAAAGATTTGAATGGCAAATAATAAGAGTATTGTTGCTAAAGCATTTAAGTTTCAGCCATTTAGCAAAAAACAACTTGAATTATTATCGTGGTGGACAAAAGAAAGTCCATATAAAGACAAATTTATATGTGTAGCTGACGGTAGCGTTCGTTCTGGCAAAACAATCGTAGCTATAACATCTTTTGTTTTGTTCTTAATGTCAAATTTCAACTATCAAAATGCTTCAATAAGCGGTAAGACAGTAATGACAGCAAGAAGAAACTTAGTAAATCCACTAAAGCAAATATGTTTAACATTAGGTATAGAAGTAATAGACCATAGAAGTGAGAACTTTTTAGAGTTACGGCAAGGAAAGACTTGCAATCTTATATATATCTTTGGTGGCAAAGATGAGAGAGCACAAGACATGGTACAGGGCTTAACACTTGCTTGTTCACTAATCGATGAGGTTGTACTTATGCCTGAATCATTCTATAATCAGTTAGTGGCAAGACATAGTGTTGATGGTGCAAAAATATTTACTACTTCAAACCCAGGTAGTCCTTGGTCATGGTTTTATAAAGATGTAATAAAGCGGCTACCAAAAATAAATGGAATATATTTACATTTTACAATGGACGATAACCCTTCATTATCAGAAGAGGTAAAGGATAGATACAAACAGTTATATAGTGGTGTTTGGAAACGTAGATTTATAGATGGTAAATGGTGTGTTGCTGATGGGCTAATATATGATATGTTGTCGCCAGTAAACATAAAACACCCTGATGATATACCATATGATAAAGCAGAAAAATGGTATATTGGTGTAGACTATGGTACAGCAAACGCAACAGCTTTTGAATTAGGTTTCAAAGATATAAATGGAAATATTTATATATGCAAAGAATATTATTTTGCGGGAAGATTGGAAGCTCAAGAACAGGGTGACTATGATTCACAAAAAACAGATATTGAATATACAAACGACATGAGACAGTTTATATCTGATAATGAATATTTAACAGATGGACTTACATATAGAGAAATTCCTATAATCGTAGACCCTGCGGCAAACAGCTTTAAGTTACAGTTAAGAAGATACCACATGAAAACAAAAAATGCTAATAACGATGTATTAGATGGAATAAGAACAGTAGCCACATTGTTTTCACAAGGTAAATTATATATAAGTAAAGAATGTACAAACTTAATACAAGAATTACATACATATAGTTGGGATTCAAAAAAACAACAACTAGGTATAGATAGTCCATGCAAGGTCAATGACCATTGTTGCGTGGGAGATACACTTGTATATACATCAGAAGGATATAAAAAGATACAAGATTTAGTTGGGAAAACTGGGCTTGTCTACTCAGTAGATGAGAATGGAGATAAATGTCTAAAAGAATTTTATGGTGTGAGACGCACAAGAAAAAATGCAGAGGTAATTACACTTGTATTCGATAATAAAGAAGAAATAACTTTAACAAAAGACCATTTATTGCTCACAAGTAATAGAGGATGGGTACAAGCACAGAATATAACAGAAGATGATGATGTAGTTATTATATGAGGTATTTATTTTGAGAGAATACAAAGTACAAGATTTAACTGGAATGACTTTTGGAAGATGGAAAGTATTATACAAAGCTAACAAACGTGATTCAAACCATATATATTGGCACTGTGTATGTAGTTGTAAAAATCATACAGAAAAAGATGTTAGGGCAGATGAATTGAAAAATGGAAATTCAACATCTTGTGGTTGTATACATTCAGAAGTAATGAAAAACTTAGACCATTCAAAATTTAGGGATAAAATAATAACACATGGGAAAACTGGAACAAGGCTTTATACAATTTGGTGTAAAGTAAAACAAAGATGTTATAATAAATCACATACAGCATACAAAAATTACGGTGGTAGAGGTATTTCAATATGTGATGAGTGGCTGCAAGAAAATACAGGATTTATGAATTTTTATAACTGGGCAGTATCTAATGGATATTCATGTAATTTAACATTAGATAGAATAGATAATAATAAAAATTATTGCCCAAGTAATTGTAGATGGGCTACAGCAAAAGAACAATCTAACAACAAAAGAACTAACCATTATATTTTTGTTGATGGTATCAAGTACACATTAAGCGAACTTTCTGAAATGTGTGATATAAAATATGATAATTTTTATAAATTATTGAAAAGGAGAAATTTTGATATAAATAAACTTTTCAAAGATAGACAGGAGTTATATATGAATTATGAAAGTAATAAAAAAATTAGAGCATGAACCTGCTGATGTATATAACATGGAAGTAAAAGATACACATTGTTTTGCTGTAACAAAGTCAAATATTATCATACATAATTGTTCAGATGCATTAAGATATTTAGTAATGGAAACACAGAGAGTACATTCTATGGAAAATGTTACACGCCGTATAGGATTGTAATGAGTTTGAAAGTTGGTGAATATAATTAGATGTCACAAATAGGTGAAATGTATTCCACATTAAAAGGTGAGCATGAATATACTGAAAAGAAATATAATGAAACTATAAATCAGTTGATGGCTTCATATAGTGGTGCTCCATTTAACAAGTATAAACTACTTGACGATGCTTATAGAGCAAATGGCATGTTTGAGACAGGAGACGCTTTAATTCCTCATCCAAGAGAAACAGCAGAGAAATATACAAGACGTAAGAACATGTCATATTTCATAAATTATGTAAAGCCAATAGTAGACGCAAACATAAATCTTATTTTTAAGAATGAACCTGTTAGGCAGAACATTTCATCAACTTATAATTTATTTTTATCAGATGTTGATGGAAACGGAACTTCATTGACAAGATTTATGAAAAAGGCGGCTATAAGGGCAAAGTTACATGGTGTTGAATTTATTGTAATAGATGCACCAAGAATAGATGAAACTACTGTTGTAACAAAAAAGAAATTTATTGATGACAGACTATACCCATATCTATATTTAGTTAGCCCTGCAAACATAGAAGATTATGTTGTAGATAAATTTGGTAGGCTTGTATATATTAAATATAGTGTAGAGAATGACACAATAGACAGTGAAGGTAATAAGAAAACCATGTTTGAGACATGGACATTGACAAAAGACTTTTGTATTAAAAGCTATGACGGAAACACAGAAAAGTTTGATAATACTATTGGCATTATACCAATGATACCTGTCTATGGAACTATAAATAATAGTGATGATTTAATTCCACAATCTGATATGTATGCAATAGCAAGAACTAATTTAGCTCTATTTAATGCTTGCAGTGAGTGGAGAGAAATTACACGTAATCAGGCATTTAATCTATTAGTATATCCAGTAGGTGAAGATGATGATTATGAAGATGTTGATTCACTAAACATAGGAACTTCTGATTTGCTATTATATAGAAATGGTAGTCAGAAACCAGAATGGATTTGCCCTAATACACATGCTTCTGATATGATAAGTAATGAAATTTCTATGTTAATAAAAGAAATTTATAGAATGGCAAATATGCAGTTTACACAGCAACAGTATGTTTCAAATGTTTCTGGTGCGGCTATGCAGATGATGAACCAACAGCTATATCAGTCATTAACAGAATTAGCTAATGGACTACAAGAAGTAGAAAAAAAGATAGCAAAGATATTTGGACTATATGTTGGTGAAAGTCTTGATAATATTTCAGTAGTATATAATAAAAACTTTAGTGTTACAGATGCTTCAAGTGTTCTTGCAAACGCTACCTCTTCTTTAGCGATGAATATTTGCGAAGGATTTAATATAGAAGTAAAGAAGCAGGTAATAAGAAGTGTACTTCAAGATGTTGATAATAGCATTGTATCAGAAGTAATAAACGACCTAGAGAAAAATCCTGAAAAGGGTACTGGAATAGAAGCAGGTACAATAAAGACAGTTCAGCCAACAGCTGTGTAAGAGGTAATAAATATGTATTATTTGTATGCATTTAATAACGAGATTTTGTATACACTTTTATATCTATTTACGGGTATTGACAAATTATTAAAAATATGTTATAATATATAGTAAAGAATTGAATTAAAAAAGATTTTTATTTTGGAGGAAAAGAAAGATATGACACTAGAAGAACTTACAAAGGCACTAGGACTTGATACAGATGAGAATAAGGACAAGGCAAGTATTCTAAAGAAGGAATATAATGCGCAGCAGAGAGAGCTTAATAAGGCAAAGAAAGACCTAGAAGCTTCTAACAAGTCCCTAGAGGATAATAAGGCAAGCCTAGAAAAACTAGATATTGTAAAGAAAGCATTTAATCTTGATTTTGAAGCAGAAGATATTGACACAATGATTCAAGAGAAGAAAGATGAAATGCTAAAAGAAGCAGGTGGCGGAGCTACACCTGACGAGATTAAAGAGCTTAATAGAGAGCTTACAAAGCTAAAGCGTCAAACAGAAAAGGACGCAAAGCAGATTTCTGAGCTTACAGAAAATCTCACAAAAGAGCAGAACATGAGAATTGATGGAGTTAAAAAGACAGCTATCAGAAAAGAGCTTGAAAAGAATCATGTAATTAAGCCTGACATGTTTGTTGATATGTTTAGTAACAGAGCAACAGTAGACAAGGACGGCAAGACTGTTATGATTACAGGAGACGATGGAGCAGAGCTTTCTATTGCTGACTATATCGCTGACTTTGCTAATGATGAATCAAATAGTGCATTTATCGAGAAGCAAGTTCATAGCGGATTTGGCTCTAATGGTTCTAATGGTAATGGTGCTAACACTGGTGTTAGTGATTTTATGGCAAAGATTATTGGAGACAATAAGTCAGGTAATGAAAATGGCGATGGAGCAAGTTTAGCTGAATCATTTGGCTAATCGGATAATATATAAATAAATTTAATAATTTAAGGAGGACACAGTAAATATGGCAATAAATTTTGGAAAAAGTCCAGTTACAGGAATGGACGATAAAGAACTACTTCTTGTTAGTGAGGGGTATGTTGCACGTCCTGTAACAGTTTCAAAAGATACTCTTGCAGATATTACACCTGTTGATGGACATTACATTATTCCACAGGGAACATATCTCTATGGTAAGGAAGGTTCACTTCTAGTCAATCCGCAGCAAGAAGCAGTAGCAGTTAAGGAAACAGTTACAAAGTCAACACTAACAGTAAATTCTAGTGTTATTGTTACAGCAAAGGCTGAGGGTGACCTTAGTGCTTATACAGTAGCATTTAAAAAGGGAACAAAGCGTGCACTTTCTGTTAATTTTGACGTTAAGACAAAGGCACTAGTTGTTACTCTTGCAGTAGATAAGACAGGTGCTATAACAACCACATACAAAGAGGTTGTTGATGCAATCAATGATGATATTGTTGCTAATACATTTGTAAAGGCAGAACTTGTATCTGGTGTTGGTGAAGATGCAGTAGCAGCAGAAGCAGTAGCAGCTCCACTTTCAAGTGGCGGAGAAGCAACAGTAGATAAAGACATCGACGGTATTCTTTATCATAGTGTTGACGTTACAGATGGTGAAGCAACAGGAGCACTTATTATTCATGGTTATGTCAATGTAGACAATATGCCAAGTGTTCCAAGTGCGGCAGTAAAAGCAAAGCTACCACATATTGTATTTGGTCGTAAGGACTAATATAAGAGGGAGGAAAAATAATAGTGAATATTTTTGATATTGTTACCCCACAAAATATCGTAGCATATTGGGATAATACAAAGGCAAATCAGACAACATACCTTTCTGATTATCTTTTCCCAAAGAAGAAGGTTATGGGGCTTGAAATAAATAAGATTAGCGGATATGCAGGACTTCCTGTTACACTAAAGCCAAGTGCTTTTGATACACAGGCTACATTCCGTGACAGACAGTCTGTTGAGCTCCAGAAATCAAAGATGCCATTCTTCCGTGAAAGAATGAAGGTTGATGAGGAGACAAGACAGCAAATCATGGCAATATCCAATGATAGCGTGTTAGAGGGTATTGTTTCTAACATCTTTGATGATACAAACAATCTAATTCGCGGTGCAAGAGCACAGCGCGAACGTATGGCAATGGAACTTATCTCAACAGGTAAGATTGATATTGTTGGTAATGGTGTTCGCCTTGCATACGACTATAAGCTAAATCGTAAGCAAAAGACAAAGGCTTCTGTTAAGTGGGAAGATACTGAAAACAGCAAACCACTAGAAGATTTGATGAATTGGGTTGACCAATTTAGAACAGACTTCCGTATTGCACTTGGTTATGCAGTAATGACAACAAAGACATTTAATCTTATCAAGGCTTCTAAAGAAGTTAAACAGGCGCTTTATCCAAATGCAGTAAATGCACCTCTTGTCACAGCGGCAGAAGTTAAGAGTGCAATTCAGAAGTTTACAGGACTAACTGTTCTTATCAATGATAACTCTTATAGAGATGCGGTTGGTGGCACACCAAAGACATTCTTCCCTGATGATGTTGTTACACTTCTTCCAGTTGGTAACGGCGTGATTGGTAACATGTTTATGGGTACAACACCAGAAGAGGCTGACCTTCTCAATAAGCAGAATAATGCAGTTAGCATCATTGATACAGGTGTAGCAGTATTTACACGTACAATCGAGCACCCTGTCAATGTTGAGACAATCGTTTCTCAGATTTGCCTACCATCTTTTAGCACAGACGTTGAGAGTGGCGCAGGTTCAATCCTAATTGCTTCTGTAAATTAATAAGTTTAAGGAAGTGGTGATGTTGTGGCTGACGTAGCTAATAACGTAGGTAGTAGGGTTGTAGTTAAGTTTAGAAATAAACTTTCAAAAGGGCTAGAAGAGGGAATTATAAAAAATGTTAACATTAATGCTTTTATAAGATACAGTCTAGCAGAAGCCTGTGAAAAAATTACTGAGTATGCAAGACATCACCATCCTTCTTTTAAGACAAGAAGCGGCAGACTAGAAAGGGCAATACAGTATAGGTTAGTAAATGGTGCAAAAAGTGGTACTATATATATAAATGAAAGAATGGCTGT